ACCTCTGTAGGAATAAGTGTCTGTGATACTGGCTTTCCACTTATACAATCTACATACTCAAGTGTTAGATTACTACCAGTATTGTTCTCCCACGTATACGAGTAACAACCACACGATTGATTTAGTGGTTTTGAAACTATATCATCAGTAGCAGTATTTGCAGTAGTTCCTGTTATTGTCCACTTACATCCATCTCCACTTAGTAATTCTACTTTATCTCCAACTGAAACTGCAATAGAAGATGTTACTGTTCTAACTTCACCAGTAACACATTCTTGAATTGAATAGTTTGATGGAACAAGATTACACTCACAAGAAACAAATTCCACAACTATTCCTAAAGCAGGAGTAATAGAAGATGCACAAATATTCTCCACTACTGGACTAGTAACATCTATTTTTACTAGTAATCCATTACAGTCTATATAATTAACAGATATACTGCCTCCTGCAGTGTTTGTAAGTGTATATTCATTACAAACGTCACTGCAATCTTCACCTGGATAAGTGTTTATTATGTTAGTATTAACAGTTCCAAACTCAGTAAATGATACTACTTTAAATTTGCAATCAGGCTCGTTATCAATTTGAACAATATCATTTACATTATAACCTGCATTATTAGCTATATATGTGGTAGGAATTGTTGTAGCTGCTGAAGCTTGACATCTTTCTAGATTTACAAAAGAAGGCTCACTAGCAGGGCATTCACAACTTGTCCAAACTAAATCAAAATCAGGTTGTGGTGCTGCATCTTTAGCACATATATTTTTAAAGTTTCCTGCTTTAATATCTTCATTTATAACTACACCATTACAATTAGTATATATAAAATCAAATGTTGAGCTATTATTAGTTACTGTGTAAAAATTACAAACCTCACTGCAATCTGCAGCAGTGCTTAATCCTGTAGAAGTAGCATTAGCAGGACCTGTATTTGTTTCAGAAATAACAACATAAGTACAATCTGCATCTTCATTTATAGTAATTAAATCACCGACATTAAACAAACCACTATTTACTACAGTAACTTGATTAAAACCATTTGTACTCCAATCTATTACACATCTTTCAGCTATTAAAAATGGTGCAACAGGATCACACTCACAATCTTCAAGAGTAATAATAATTCCTGGGGTTGCAGAAATCTCTTGAGCACAAATAACTAAATCATCGTCTGCAAGAACTGTAGCCGTTACTGAATCCCCATTACAATCTATGTAGTCAACATCTGTATCAACTCCATTAGTATCTTCTAATTGATACTCTTGGCATATGTCTTCACATGTAGTGCCTGAAGGTAATATAGAAGTAACAGTTGCAGTAGCTGCAGATGGAGTTATTGATCCAATTTCATAAGTACATCCATTAATCACAACTAATTCTCCTGTGGTATACACACCTTGAACAACCTCAGTCTGTACAACTCCATCGGCTCTACATTGTGTAGCTTCAAAAGTATCAGGTTCTGAACAACCACAACACGCATCTAGACTATCTGTGGTTGAGTAACATAACTCAGCAAAAACAGGAGACCTGTAATCATATATCAAATACAAGTAATCACCAGAAGTTCCTGCAGGCATTATAAAGTCACCCAAGTATGTACTTGGTGCTCCTGAAGAATTTACTGGTAATTGAGTAGAAGCGTTTAATAATGTTTGAATTGATGCAGGTGTATTTGAGTATAACGTTGCTGACCTTAAATATTTAAAATTCATAGGTGGGGTTACAAAAACAAAATCATCTGTTGGTGGTATTTTGTTTGAAATAATCGAAACGATTGCTCCATCAGCAGGTATTACTCCTGCACCTTGAACCCCTGCAACTGTACTGTATTGTGATACATTAGGAGAGTTTATCGATGATAAAAATTCAATTTGCTCCTGATGTAATGGAGAAATAAATGGTCCATCAACCCATCGATATTGATTATGAATAAATTGACCTGCATCTGAGTTGTTAGTAACACAAACTTGTACAATACTTAATGCTTTGGCATCTACACAACTAACTGTATAGTCTATAACTGCTGATGCAGTTCCATCAAAAGTAAGGTTTAGAGTATCTGTTAAAACTAAATTTTTAATTACTGTGATTGTGTTTAGTCCATTAACTAAATTTACCACTTGAAGTGTTGTTCCATATTCAACTTGTGCTTGAAGAGAACCACTAGTTAAATCAGAAACATTAATTGTTATAGTTACTTCACCCACTAATTCTCCTACATTAAAGCAGTAGGTGATAGTTGTTCCGTTAAAATTTAATAGTTGATTAATTCCACATTCAATACAAGGCACATCAATTGGAAGCGACTCATCATTAATGGAAAGAACATATTCATCCATGTAAGGGTCGTACCCTCCTAGTTTTTGATTATTAGGAGATGATATAAATTTATCTCTAAACCACGAACGCATTCCTGCATCGGATATAACTGTAAGTTGTTCATTAGAATATGCACTACCTTTTAGTTGAATTAATGCTCCACGTTTTTGGTCAGAAAAATATTTATCAAATCCATATTGTGCAAAACTTTCAGGGTTAAAGCTTATCCCATACTCCTCTAATCTAGCTATTTGAGTTCCAAGAACTTCTGGAACAGATGTAATAGCTCCTCCTGGAACTGAATCAGATAATAAATTTTTACCTGCTAGTACATATGATATTTTATCTTCTTGTAATGTAAGTATGTCAGTAGCTCTAGCGAATAGTTTTTCAATAGGACCGAATGATTCTTCTGTTTTTTTAAAATTTAAAAGTCCAAGGTTAAACTCATTAAGTTTATTTACGTTACTTTCATCATTGTATATACCACTATAAGTAATGTCTGCAAACCTATCAGCTTCTCTATAATCTTCTGCAGATGTAGTTGTTACTCTATTACCTAATAATAATGGCTTGCCCACTATTGAATCTCTAATCTTGTAACTTTCTACACCATTACCAAAAGCAAAACAATTAAAAAATGATGTGTCAATAATTGCAGGATTAGTTGCGTCTTGATCTTGAACATTTCCAAGATGTACATCTTGATATGGAGTATTAGTAATTGTTACATCTGCAGGGTCATCAGGTGGAGTAGATGGTGATATAATAGCAGACCCACAATCTGTCCATTCTGCTGCAGAGCCACCTGGTGGAAGAACAAGTTGAGATTGAATACCATTTAAAGTGTAAACAAATGCAATTGAGTTAGATTCACTAGAAGCTACTTGAAATACAGTTTTACAACCTCCTGTAGCAATATCAAACGTTTGAGCACCTTCATACCAAACATCTGGTTGTGCATCAGTAGGCTCTGTTTCAAATACAATTGTAGTTTCAGCTCTAAAAATTTGCCAAGTTGCTCGAACAGTAGACCTTCTTTTCTTAGTTCTTCCACAAGCTCTAGTACCAGACATTATAAAACGTATCTCTTGAGTACCAGGGTCTTGAAACCACCTGTAATAATTTGTTCCTAATGCAGGATTTAATCCATATCTATCAAATGGATTTGAAGATATTGCCGTAGTTGGTATGTACACATTCTCTATAGGACCTCCATTACCACCAACTTCTTGTATTCCTGTATTTAAAACTGATTGTACATTATCTCCATTAAACCACTCAATAATATTATCGTAATCAGTAGATGAAACTAAACTAACATCTAAATTATATTTTCTACGTTCACATGCATTATTACCTCTTTGAGGTCCTCTTCTTTCAAACTCAAACGTCATTTGTATTCTACTACCTGCAGGTATGGTTAGGTTCTGATAATTACCTGCAGCGTCAGGTTCTGCAAATCCTTTATAGGCAAGTACAGGATAGTTATCATTTCCTCTTACTGTAATCTCTTGTTTTCCTGGCAATATAAATGGGTCAGCACCTGGAGCTATAGAAAAGTCTTGAGCCTTTATTTTCATGTAAGTTCCTGCAGGAATATTTATTTCTTTTCCGTTTTCATCAGTTGGTAAAGGGTCAAGAAAATCTCTTTGTTGTGCTTCTTTATCTAAAACTGTTCCATAAGCACATCGTTGTAAAGCACCACTAGTATCTGCTTTTACAATTAGTCTATCTCCCACCTCAACTTTTCTTGAGTTTTCACCCTCTAATAAAAAGTATGTGTCATTTGTAGCAGGGTCTGTAAAAAATATATTGGTATAAACTGTTTCATAAGTTGAAGCATTTGGCTTTATTGCAAACTTATATTTAGTTGCCCAATACGGAGGCTTTTGTTGAGGTGGTATTGAAACCCTTATAGAGTTTTTAAGTTCTGCAAATCCACAAGGCACATGTTCTGTGTTTAACGGACTAACTAAAGCAGTTGAAGCTCTATTAAATTCATCCATGTAAACCATACCTATTTCATAATCTCTATTACTATGAAGACTTTTATTATTACTTACTCTTTGAAAAGAAACTTCTGCACTATCCCATTGAAAATATTCATAAGCACTTTGAGTTGGAGTTGTTGTGTTATTTACTCTGCGTATTGCAGGTAGTTGAAATCCAATGCTATCAAGGCTTGGAACTGTTATAAGAGATATAGGTTGATTTGCTGCTGAAGTTCCACTTTCATATTTAGTCCAGGTGGTCGGTTGACCTGAATCTAATATGTTTGGTACGGCACAATTAATTACGTCTGTAAATGTATTACCATCACAAGAAGTTTCAATTGCAGGGTCAATATTAAAAACAGGTTTTATATTACTTGCTATACCCACCTTTTCTTGAAAGTCTACACTTGAAGCTAATTCATATACAGAGTTAAAATCTTGAGGTAACACATAACTGAATTGAACATCTACTGATCCACTTGTTTCTGTTGGAGTATTTCCACTAAAACTACTATGTACAAAAGATGCATCAATAGTTAATATAGAATTTGCAATTAAATCTACATCTCCTAAATCTACAAATAACCTTGATTCTGGAACAGAAATTGCTCCACCAAACGTATATTCTCCTATTGTAAAAACATCATTTATATCCTCAAAACCTATATCTTCAGATATTAATTCGGTCTCATATTCTAAACGTACAGGAGAATTGTTTTTATCTAATAAATTATAGTTTTCGATGTAGTTACCATACATTAGTCTGTTGCCCATAATTGTTTGAGCTTTAGCTAATAAAGGAACATTGTCATATAATCTAAGTAGTTCTGAATCAGGAAGTATTGTAAATATTTTACTATTTCTAAAGTTAAAAGTATAATTAGTATTATCTGCTAAACCTAGTTCAGATTTTTTTAATTTTTCAATTACCTTTATAATAGTACCATCACTGTCTTTAAAAAGTAAATCAATAGCAGTAACTAAAGGTCCTCCTGAATTATATGTTATAACGGCAGTATTATATCTATTGACTGCACCTTCATTTAAAAACGATTCTGCACTAAAATCAAAAGTTTTAGGTTGAAAAGCTGCATCTGTAAATTGTGAAACGGCAGAATACTCATCATCTTGATATTCATATCTATAAGCAAAAGATATAAATCTTTCTTCTAAGAAATTTTCTTGTCCACCACTAGTAACTGTTAACTCTATTTCTGGAGCTTTAGCAGGTGGTTTTTTGATAACTAAAAAAGACTCTCTTAAAAGGTTTGCATTCCCACCACCATCAACTAAAGGACTACCTGAAGGGTCTTCGTAATTTCTTAGTATATTAATAAACCTTGGAGGATTATAATCATCAGTCCAAAACAATAATCCATCAATAACATTAACTCCAGTTATTAAATGTTTATCATCAAAGTTTAATACTGTTTGTCCTGATGTACCTCCATCAGAAACACTTATAACTAAATATGATAAAATGCTTGTTACTACATTAAAAGAGACAATTAAATCTAACTTTCCTGAAGGACTTGTAGGACCAAATGCAGGGTCATTTACAAACCAATATATAGTATCATTAGCCCCATCATCTACTGCACCAATACACTTTGCTTGGTTACTTAGAAGAACCCCTCCGTAAGATAAGTTAGTAAGCTTAGTGTTACCTTTAGAATTTTCTACTGCTCCAACCTCTGTTGATTCAGATGATCCTAACCTAACATTTACTGCGTCAATATATTGTCCGTTTGGAACGAGTCTCTCGTCAACGGACTTATTCATTTTACCTGCTACAAAGTTTCTTGAAAGTTTAGCCATATTATTTTATCCACTTGTCTCGACCTCTCAGATTCATTAATAATCTTCCTGGGTGTATATTGCTTAATCTTATTTTTGCGTTTCTTAGAAGTGCTGATTTTGATTTTCTAGCTCTATTTACTATATATTCTTGAACTCCTAATTTACTACCTAATATTTGATAGCTAATATATGCATAAACATATTCTTCAAACAACTTATTTACAGTTATTTGTGTATCATCTCCATTTTCCATGCCATCAGAAACATATTCTAAAATACAACTTTCATTAGCCATTGTAGAATCAAAGTTGATTACCCCTGCTTTTTTATCAATTCTAAAAGTAGGATTAGCATTTGCAGTTTCTGTATTAAGACCAAATCTAGCACCAACTGCAAAATCAAAGTACCAACAACCTTCATATTCATATCCTAAGAATCCATTATATGGACTTAAACTGTTTAAATAAATACTTGGTTGTTGACCTGTAATTCTAGCAAAATCCAAAGGTGAGTATTGAGGTTGTATAGCATTTCCATTTTGGTCGAAAAGTATTCTAGCATCATTGGCTTGTAAATAAGCTCTAGCTGAATTTACTTGAATGTTTTCTACCATTGGTCTGATAACACCATCTTTATAATAAGATATTCTAACCCAATTTACATAATCAGAAGGTAATATAAATCTAAGTTCTTCTGAAACAGTAAGTTGTAAAACCTTTATTTCTTTAAATGCATCATAGTTTAACTCTTGAATAGCTCTTTTTGCATGAAAAAGTATCTTGTATCTTTCTTCATTGTTTATCAAAGAATGATTACCTGAATACATTAATTCATAATTTACAACTATATCTTGCAATGATACATATTGGTATGATCCCCAATTAGCATCTTCTGGAGCATTTCCCCCATTCTCGTAATATTGGTATTGGCTAATGTATGACATAATTATTTTTCACTATTAATTTCAGCAGCTTCTTTTGCTCCTGCGTATTGTACAACTGATGCTTCACGTATTGATACTCCTGCATACTGTAAAATTTTCATTGTTAAATCAGTAGCATCATCTGGAAACAATTCAAAGTCTTGATAATCAGGTTGTGATTGGTCAAAGACTGGTTCATTATCATTACCTAAATCCACATAAGTCCACTTAGGAACTTTAGGATAGCGTATATATTGACATGTCACAACTGTTCCTAATGTAGGTGTTGGATACAATGTAGCAACATTTCCTTCACTTGTATAAGCAGGAAACATCGAAGATGGTGCAGTTAAAGGAGACATATTTAATAAAGTAATTTTACTTTGCTCCACCCTTTCAACTTCCTTGATAGTGCTTCCTTTGTATATCTGATAATCTAATGGAAAATTATTTATAACACTAGGTGTAACATTTAATTGTGTATTACTATCAATATTAGTTACTGTAACAAAAAACGGAATTAAATTAACTACAAACACAATATCTCCAACCTGAACACCTGATGATGTAAAGTTTGCATTTGAATCTACTATTTTATTTTGACCCCCAAGTGTTCCTGTAGTAGTTCCAGAAGTTACTAAAGTATTATTAATAACTATTTTATTAATTAAGTAATAATCTGAACCTGTCGTAGCTAATGAGGGTAAATTATATTGTGTGTAATTTGGTCCTATTGGAATCAATGGTTTAGTTACAGAAAAAAAATCTATAACTTCCACATAACCCTTTTTTATATCAGCATATCCTGTTCCAGAAGTTCTTTGGTTTTCTTTGTTAACCTGATAGTTATATGCATAAAAGTAATCCTCAAATAAATCCATTTGAGCTTGTTGTGCATATAGATTAAAATCTTGTGGAGAGATGTAGCCATAGTTGTTTTTATTTAATACGGCTAAAACTGTATTTCTAATATCGTTTATCATCCTAAGTATTATTTACACAAAGATAATCAAAAAAAAAAGAGGTCTTAAAAAAGACCTCCTTACTTAATGAATCACAAAAAAAATCACTATTAACTAACTATTCCATTAAGTTTTCTAATACTTTTAATGCCTCAATTCCTTCGTCAGATTGGAAATATGATGACACTATATATATTGGGTCTTCTCCAAAAGGTATTACACATAGTCGTGTTTTGTTAGTTTTGGTAGCAAACCACACTTCTTTATTTTTGTTTCTGTATTTAATAAGACCTTGTTCAAACAACTTATGTACAGTTGCTTGTAGCTTTAATACAGGGTCGTTTATAACCGACATAAAATCTTGAGGTTCTCTTTTAGCATAAACTAATATATCTCTCTTCATTTCATCCGTACTAACTCTAGATGGGTCTTTTTGAAACAATACTCTTGTTAAAGTCTCTAGTTGTGATATAGACAAAGAACGAGCTTCTATCATTGCGTCAAGTTCTATGTTAATGTTTTCAACAATTTCTTGAGCATCTTTTGCATTATCTAATTCTTTAAACTTAATACCATTGTGTGGGTGAACATCTAAGAATCTTTGTAAAACTTGATTGTTTTTAGTAACTCTTAAAAATCCATCTTCAAAAATAACAGGCTCTATAATTGCATTGTCATCTTGTTCATCTACAAATGGAGATGATTGATTTCTAGCGTAACGTAATTCTCTATTTATTCCTGTTTCAGGATCAACCCAAAGTAATGGAAATCTTCTAGTGTGTCTAGTTGCAAGCATGAAAGATAAAGGTGCTGCATTCCTTGTTAACTTGTAGACTTTGTCTACTCTTTGTACTGTAGTTTTCATTTGATATAATTTAAATTTAATTTATAAAAAAGAGGTGGCATCCCTTCTTGGGTTTCTGCCACCTCTATATTTAAGCTACTTAATCTTGGAAGATAAAGAAGTTATTTGCACCTAAAGTACAAACTGCTCTTTCACTCAAGAAGTTTACTTCCATCGCATCTAAGTCAGATGTTCTTGCACCACCAGCAGAACCAGTAATCCAAGTTTTGTAACGTCTGTCTTCAGTTTCAGAAGCTCTGTATCGAACATGTAAGAATGGTCTCTTAGCGTTCTTTCCAAGGATTTGGTCATAAACAGTTGTAGAACCTGCAGGCACTAACAATCCATTGATGCTTCCTGTACCATCAACTCCCCCACGCATTGTTGGGTCGTTTAAGTATTTCCAGTCAGACTTGTAAAAGTCATAACCTCTACGGAATCCTGTAAATCCTAAGTTAAGTGCCATCTCCTCATCATTGTCAAAAAGACCATAAGAAGTTCCACCTGCTCCATAAGAGTTTTGAGCTGCTAACATATCATCGATGTCAAATCCAAAGTCTCTGTTCAAGAAAATTACATTCTCTTCAATAGCACCTTGCTTGTCTAAACGTGAAATGATTGCGTCAAAGTCTGCTAAAGCATTAGGGTTTCCACCTGCCCATACATTACCTCTTTGTTGTACTACATAGAATACACCTTCAGACCCTTTGTCTCCAACTTGGTCAGATGTAGTTTGTGTTACAACACCAGAACCTGCTTCAGCAGGAACTGCTTCAATCATTGCAGTTTCTAAATAGTCATCGTAACGTAAACGAGTTTCGTGCTCAGACTTCAAGTACCATAAGTAACCTGTTGCTCCATTTTCAGTAGTAACCTCAATCCATCCGATTTGAGCCATATCAGAACCTGATACTGCATATTTATCTTTGATGATAATTGGAGAGTTTTCGAAGATGAAATCGTCAGCTTCTAATGAACCTTGCATTCCATTTGTTCCTTTCTTAAATTCAGAACCATAGATAAAAACACTTGCATCAGCATTTCCTAGTCCTGTACCACCTGTATAACCACCTGCATCGTAAAACGCAACAGTGAATTGGTTGTTTGCAAGGTCAACTGCTATAACAATAGCTTTGAACTCACCTGACCCATCATTGTTTACAACAACAACTGTCTGACCAACTCTGATTGCAATCTGAACTGTTGCACCAGAACCTGGTTGTACAGTTGAACCTGCAGGGTTAAGAACGTCATTTACTTGAAAAATTGCTTCTCCACCTGCTACTACTGCTGCAGTACCACAATCAACGTACTTGGTGTGTAATCTTCCTTGCTCTGCCCATTTGATAAGGTCTGAGTTAGAAGGCATTTCTGCTCCTACCATTCTAATGAATGAGGAGATTGTTCTGTTACCATATCTTTCGAATTCTTTTTCGTAAGTATCTGGTAAATACTGATTCAAAAAGTTGAAGTCAGTAATGTAATTCGAAGCCAAAGGTGTTTGATGCGAACTTGGTTGCAAATCAAAACCTGGCGTAGCTTGGACTGATCCTGCCATAATTTTTATTTTTTTAAATTAATTATTTTCTTTTTATACTTCTAATTTTAAGTCCTCTTCCACTCTCTGTGTTTAAAGACTTAAATTGTGTTCCTCCTTTGCTTGTCACTTCTGGTGCTCTACGATCAGACATATTAATATTTTTTGTCTTACGCATCACATCTTCTGTGGCATTAGCTTTACCTTGCTCATAAAAGAACTTAGCAAATTTTTCAGGATTCTGTGCAATTGCTATACTCCTATGAAAACCTTTTGAATCTTTTAAAAGACCATCGTCATCTAAATACTTGGTTGCCCAACTACCTGGATTTAATGCATTCTTTTTTAACTCATCAGTACTGCTTGGAGAAAATGTTATTGTTTCTTCACCTATATTAAATTCAAAACCTTTGAACTCAGGTGTAAATACTTCTAACGTCTTGGAGTCGTAAAGCTCTTTCTTTCTAGCAGTCTCTTCTTCATAAGACTTCGCATTTGCGATGTATTGCTTATAGCCTTCCATTTCTTTATCAGATACATTTGAAGCCTGCGTTCCACTTGACTCAAGTGGATGCTTGTACTTTTCTTGCATTCCTTTAAAGTAATCTTTTGCCTTAGCAATAGCTTTTTTCTTCTTTAACTTAATTTTCTTTATAACTGCTTCTTCATCTAAGTCTTCATCAAAAGAATAGTCATCCATTAAGGTTTCTATATCCTCTTCATCAAGACCATCTTCCGTAGCACGCAAATAATCTTTAAGTAAAGAATCAGGGTTGGTATCGTCAAAATCTTTCTGTAACTCTACAAAATCTTTGATTCCTCTCCCTGTATCTTTTTTATATTTAAAGTAAGCAGCGACATCTTCAGGTAATTCTTCCTGAGTTTCTCGCTCACTCATTAACTCATCAAATGAATTAATTTCTTTATTATATCTTTTACCAATATATGAAAGAACGTCTTTCTCGTCTAATTCAGCAGGCTCTTCAGCTTTTGGCTCTTCAGCTTTTGGCTCTTCAGCTTTTGGTTGATCTTCTTGAAGACCCTCTTCATGCTTATCTAAAAGCTCTTGTTCTACCTGTTGTACAGACTTTTCTTCTCCTACTGTTACTTCTTTTACTTTGAATTCCATATGATTAAATTTGATTATTACAAATATAAGAAAAAAATAATACCAATTTTAGACATTATCTAGGATTGAATTCAGCCAAATCAAAGCCATCTAGACTATCTTCATTTGATTCAAAATTTACTGGTGGTAAATTATTTTTTCTTTGTTGTATTAGTTTTGATTGTTCAGTATTAGCTTGACTAATTCTATTAGCTTTTGCTCCCTCTCTTTGAACCTCTCTTTGAGCTAATGATTGTTCCGATATATTTCTTAGTTGTAAATTATAATTAAACTCTTCTTGCATTAGCTTGCTTTTAAGCATAGCCTCATTGTTTTGCTTTTCTATTTCAAAAGCTATTTCAGCCTGCTTTAACTGCATCTTACTTTGCATCTCAGCTTGTTGAGCTTGCATTGTCATTTGCTGCTTCATCTCTTGAGACTTTAATGCCTGTTGAGCTTGCATTGCTTGAGCCTGCATTACTTGTTGTTGCTGCTGCTCTTGTAATGCTTTACGTTTTACTTTAAGTAATTGATTAGCAAGCTTAATGTTTTTTATCTCTCTAATATCAATAGCATCTTCTAAATTAATGTCACCCTTAGATAAAGCCATTTGTATGTTAGCTTCTAATTGAGCTCTTTGTTCTTCATCTGGAGCTACTTCAATAAAAATGCCAAAGTCATAAATATACAAGTCTTTAATATCATTAAGTATACTCACGTTATATTTACCTATAGCATTAGCAAAATCATCTTTAAAATCTGCATACTGTAATATATCTGCCACCCTATAAGTTATAGCTTCTGCTAAAGTTCTATATATATATAACGAACCTTCAAGTATATGTCTAGTTGCAACATTAGAATTTAAAGCTGCAAGCTTTTGTAAACCAACTAAAGAATTAGGATCAGGTGAAGAAGCATCTCTAGCTTCATTTAATCCTGTTACCTGTCTAATCATTCCTAAGTAATGGTTATAATTTGCAATTAACATTTGTGTTTTACTTGCACCTGAGCTAGATTGTAACTCTTTAATTGGAACTTTCCCTTGATTGTAGTCTCCATCTTGAGTATAGCTTCTACCAATAACAGAACCTGTTTGGAAATATAATCTCAAAGCATCTTCAGGATTATAAGCATTTCCTGTACCTAAGTCTACTTCGTTTAATCCATCAGCGTCAATATATACACCATCAGGGACAACTCTCGAAATAACCTGTTGCAGTTTTAGGTGTGTTATCTGTATCAAATCAGCAAAAGGAATCATACGTCTTGTTAAAGATTCAATAACTCCTTTATACATTCTAGGAGCTACTGCTACGTAGTTTGGTAATGCATGTTGTTGAGCTGATTTTGGTCTTACCATATTCTCAGCAAGTTCCCACTTTAAAAGAATATTTGTACCCATAACCATTACCCCTTCATACCACACATCAATGGTTTTTTCCATCTTCTCAAACCTTCCTTCTTCCATCATTTCTACAGGTGGATTAAATTGGTCATCTTTCTCTATAACCTTTGTTCCTCCATTTTCTAGTATTTTCTTTTTATAAACTACTTTTTTAGTGGTTTTATAATTAAAATACATTAATGTAACAGTGTCTCTATAAAAAATATCATTCTCATAGAACTGAGCCACATTATAATAGTCATACCAACTCTGAGAGTATTTAGAAATTTCTTCTAAATCTTCTCTAGTTAAAGACTGGTCAATTTTCATCAACTCAGTAATTGGGAGAGTTTTAATTTCTCCCCAATAAAAACAATCTTTAAAGTGTGGGTCTTCTGTATAACTGTAAACAATATTTGCAGGGTCTACATATTTAATTTCAACTCCTGCTCCTGGTAAAAATTCATGTTTTGTACAACCAATACCTAAAACAGTTAAATCGTAATCAACTCTTTTTCTAACATCGTTGTAATGATTTTCTGCAAAAATAGTATTAATAGCTTCTTCTTCAGCAATCTCTATGGCAGGCTTGTATTTAAGCTGCATGTATAAGTTTAATTCTTCATCTGTTTGAGGAAGGTCATCAGGATTCATAATGAAAGGGTCAGCTCCTGTTTCTTTTTGAACAATTTGAAGAACATCTTTAGCTGCTGCTTGACCTTGTATCATATCTTGATACTTACTTCTTTGAGATTGAGACATAGCATCTTCTGCATATGCCTTTACATCAAACAACCTGTCGTTCATTCCATTAACAACGACATCTACAAATTTAGGGATAATAGGAACAGGTGTCCAATCTAGGTTCAAGTAACTTAAATCACCATCAACTGCAAGTTCATTTTTATATTTAGCTACCGACTGTTCACCTCTAGCATAAAGACGCAACCTGTAGAAATCTCTCCACTGATTATAATATCTGCATTGGTTGCCATCTTTCTTAAACCATTCGTATTGAATAGCCTGACCTATTTGTAAGCCAAATTCATCTGATGCTTTTTCACTATCAGAAACAAACTGACTTGGAAACCCAACAGAAGAAACATTTATTTTTACGTCTTTCATTTATCTAATTATTTCACTACGATTTCCTTTATTGTTGTATCTAGCAAAGTTAACAATAATATTTGATTGTTTTTTCTCAGGTTGATAAAGATGTCTTTGACAAGCCATTACTGCCAAACCTGAACTAATAGATGCGTCAAACTTAGTTCTGTTGCTAATGTCAAACTTTGCCCAATCTTCTAATGTTCTACTAAAAGGCATATAACCCATTTCATCTTCTTTAACTAATCCTACGTATGTTTCAATATAAGACTCAATAGCTGCTGCGTGAGCCTGTTTTACTGCTTCACTTGAGTTAGGTATACCCCCAAGCTCTTTTTCTGTCTTAGAGAGCTTGTGTTTAAGTTTATCTGGTCGGTTTATACTAAAGCTTCTATACCCTCTATTTTTAAAATGATATAACAACCTAGGTTTATTATTCTCTACTAATATAGGCATTCCATAAAAAACACATGCCATCAATACTTCCTCAAAAAATATTTCGGCAGTTTGAGGTCTTGCTACATACTCTAAAAAAAACTGATTGCTAGGAGCATCATCCATATTAAACTTTGTAATTCCATGCAATGCACCATTAGATGCACCTCCTCCAACAGTTCCTGATATATCATAACTGTCACACCCAAAAGCACCAAGATGCTCATTTAAAGGAAAAAAATCTCCTCTATTATTTTTCTTGTACCTATTTTGCATATTTTTTTTAGGAAGCCACCCTACTAAAAATCTTCCTCTAGTGTTAGGAGTCCATATTACTTCAGTATCTTTAATTCCATTTTTCCAGGAAAAAGAGCCACGAGTTGTATGGTGTTCTTGTATAAGTGAATCATTGTAGTCTATCTGTTGATATATTCTTGTAAGATTAAACAATGACTGTTTGCTTTCATCTCTAAACGCATGAGATTCAGTACGAGGAAATTGTCTGTAAAACTCATTTAATGCGTCAGGATCATTCTTTAAACTTTCAACTTCATTGTTCCAATACTCTATAACATCATCCATAGGCATACCATACTCATCTATATAACCTTCAAAGTTCCACTCCATAGGGATAAAAAGTGAATATAACCCACTTTTGGTTTGACCATTATTACTTCTTTCATGTGGATTAGAATCGTAATATAGTTTCTTAAACTCTTCACCTCCTTTACTAAGAGAGTTAGATGTCGACCCCATCATACACTTACCAATTATTCTTCTACCCAACCTTAAACAAGTTTTCGTAACACGATAATTATTTAGTATATTATTAGGCTTTAGCCATTTACCACTTTCATCATGAGCTAATAATAAAAGTTTTTCCCCATCATAAGAGTTGTCATCTGTATTCTTCCAGTCAATGGTTGTGTCAAGACCTTCCATCTCTTCATCATCAACATTGTACATATTCTTTTTTGTAATCTTTGATGCAGGTATTCTAAAAGCTAATTCAGTTTTTGGCTTATCCATACCATCCTGAACAGGTTTAAAAAAGAAAGGATAGTTTCTCACAATTGGAACAACTTTGTCTGTAAACATTTTTTTAGCATCAGAACCAGACTTAGATAATATTCCTATTCGAGAGTTTTTAGATATTGTTCCAACATTTGCACACTCTTCAGATGCCATATATGAAAAACCTGAACGTCTGATTTTTAAATATATCATACCAAAGCATCGAGGATCTGCTTTACATGCCTCCCAAAAAATGTAAAAGATTCTGTTAGCCTCCCTAAAATCTGGATAACCAACATCAATCTTTGTCCATTGAAGGTACATATAATGTGACCCAGTTATATATGTACTATTGTTATTGTTTACAAACCAATAGCCTTGTTCTCTTTTGTCAAACTCACTTTCAATATAGTCTACCCATTGAGCTTTGAAAGTATTAGGATGTTCATTCCATTGAAATATAGATTGTATTTTTAGAATTTCTTTTGGTGGTTCTTCTCTTTCCCACTTGTTATTGTCTCTTTGAAGAGACTCTGGAGCTTTAGGCAAACCAATCCTAAGTCCGTTAATTTCATATATCTCACCTACCTCACCTGTTTTAGAAATTACAACAACATCATACTTTTCATCATAGCCATATTTCCATGACCTATTCCTATTCTTTTTTTTAAGAATACCTTTAGGTATGTAGTTATCTATAACCCTGTATAAACTATGAAGACCTTCGTTCTGCAAATCCTTGTTTAGTGTCTAGTTTACTTGGACCTCGTGCTTCGATTTCCATTAAATTTTTTTCATTCTCTATTCTAGTCAGTATATCAAAAGCATCAAATATAGCTAACTTCTTAGTAGCTGCAGCATTCTTTAGTCTATCAGCAGCTAACTCGTCTTCAGGGTCTGGCTTAATTATATCTTCCTTAGCAACTTTAATTAGTTGCTCTACGGCTCTCATTCCTGCCTGAATAATATTCTTCTTTAAAGTTTGTGGGTCTAGTGCCATTTGGATTATATTTTATTCTTGGTCTTTTTTTTCTTCTAGGCTTATCTTTCATAATTTAATTGTTATTTGATGATCAAACATTCGATAAAGTTTTTCACCATCCACCTCAAACTCATATTCACTTTCTGGTTTAAAACATATTTTATCTCCTGGATTCACATTTTGTGAACGCAAATACTCATTGCTATACTTTATTTCACCAACTAAAGGTTCTTCGTTTGTGTTTTTGTATAAATAATAATCCTCTGTAGGAACAGGTTTCGTAAAACAATACCTGCCACTAGTATTCCATTGTTCACCATCATGATACATATAAAACTGATCAGGCTCAACAAAAAATAAATCATTCATAAAATAACTTCTACCACTTTTTCTTCTGCCCTGCATATCGTTATAAAATTTAAAAACATTGTGATGAACTAAAAGTTTATCTCCTGGTTTAATAGGACCATCATACACAATAGGTGTGGCTACCACCTCAGCAATACGATTAGATGCCTTATGGTTTTCTTCTGAGGTGCTTGTTATAAAGTCTACTCCACCTATATTTTTAGTGTTATTATATCTTTTATTGTCTAAAGGAGTAGTGATAAATAGGTAAGGTGATTTCATTAGAAGTTAATATTATATTCGACAGATACAGGCATATTAATAAACTGCTTCCACAAAACAATTTCTTTGTTATATGTGGATTCAATCCATATTTTAAAGGCATCTACATTTTCATCATATCTTATGTGATGTATTTTGTAAGTACCTTTTAATATTTCTTGTCCAACAACATAATGCATAGCTCCTCCTTTGTAATCAGGACCAACTGCTATCTTACGAATATCATTCATTTAATTAGATTTAATTTATACAAATATAATCAAAAAAAAATACCCCTGAATTAACAAAGGTATTCTAAGCTAAGAGGTCGACTAATTGAAAAAATCTCAAAGATTTAATTCTAATTGAAAACATCTCAAAGATGTAATTCTAATTGCCAACCTCGCATATTTTAAATGCTAAACCTTTGAGCATTACCTGTTGACCCTTGAGTTAGTGTGTAATTATTTACAACTTTACGATTACTGCCATCATATTGATATTTTAATGTTACGGCATTTGATAAATCTCCAAATATGTATGGCAACTCATGGTTTGTATTTGTCCATGTAGGGTTTGGTATACCTATAGCAAATTTCATTATAATTTGTGAGGTATGATAATCATTTATATTATTTTCTGGATTTACATTAGCAGCAGGTCTTGTAACTGAAAATCGTGTACCCCAATAATCTCGTGTTGTTGTCGCAGGAAGTGATGTCACTTCTGTTGCATTTACGATATCAAACAAAAATCCTAAAGGATTAAAAGGAACTTCAATATATGTAGTAGGTCTTAGCGAAGCAAAGTCAGTTATTAATGACCCTGTCTTAGCTATCTTTAATTCACTGTTTATATCCCATTCTGTTGGAATAGGAAACAATATATTACCATCATTAGTAGTCTGTAAAGTTGATGCCCAATTACTACCTGGGAAATTAGTTCTCTGATATTCTCCATTGTTATGAGAAGGGTGAATAAAATTTGTCCTTTTCATTAAATACGAAGAAATACCACCTTGATCTACTCTTCTAGTTTTTGACTTTCTATATCTAAACATAAAAAGCCTAGGATTTTTAGTTAACCAATCTGTTTCAACAGGTTTTTGCATAGCCACAAAAGCTTTATCATTTTTTGTAGTAGCATCAACATATGGTCTTTTCAAAACATACATATAGGGTGTAGGAATATCATCACCTTGTCCTATGTAAGTTTTTAAACCCTCAACAGTAATGTTCTTAGTTACATCTGTTGGTGTCCCATTTGTTTGAGTGATAATTATCTTATCATCACCTTGAGGTGTAACTGTATTATATGAACTAATCTTTGGCATAATATTATTTTTTTGTTTCTGAATATGACTTCATCATTTTTTCTCCTGTTCTCCCAATAACATATCCACCTATTCCTATTTGTAGCAAATTCCAAAACTCGTTTTCAAGCTCAGGTATTGTTAAATCAAACAAAGGAGCAAGAAACTTTACGTAGATTACTATAAATCCAAACGCTAACATTAATATTGGTCTCCAACTTCTCTGAATCCAATTCCCTTTCGCTTCGGCTACAATTATTTCTGTCTGCATCCTTTGCAGCTCTAGCTCTTTCTCAATAAGAATTTGCTTGATAGCATTCTCTGCTAATATTTTTTCTTCTTTAGAAGTAAATAATTTATCAAGACCACCCATTATGTCCTTGACTACAGTACTTCCAAACCAATCTAATATCTTTTTCATACTAATACATCCACATTACTTGCTGAGACTTTTCAAAATCTAAATCTACATGAATAAAAGTTTTGGCAACTCCTATTCTTTGAAACCCTGTTTCTTGTAGTAAATATATCAAATAAAATCTATCAACACTATTATCACATTTTATATCTGCTGCTAACCCATACATATGACTTGAACCTGGTGATGTTTCTGTTTTGGGTTTACCTCCAACTGCTGCATTATGATCTTCGCTTCTATAGCCACTATTTATAATAATAGGCTTTCCAAACTTGTCTCTAACTTCATCAAGCATTTCTAAAAAATTCTCATCCATTAACGAACCACTGCCTGGCATGTCAGGAGAATCAAATTCTTTATAGCTAAAATATTTCATTTGTTTTCTTTGTAGTTAGCATAAATCCTTTGTGCAGTATACACAATAGAAGCTATCAATAATACTATTTTAAGTATTGCCTCTAGTTTACTAAAAGAAACAATTAGTGCTAAGCTATTTAGCAGTGTTAGTTTTATATCCGATAATGTCATTTTGTTAAACATCTTTGTATTGATAATTTATTTGAACGTCTATCAACCAAGAATTAGTTTGAATATAATAACTTTTAACACTTGATTTCATACAAACAAAGTTAAGTAAAAAATAATTAACCTATCTATGGGGTGCAGGCAGTAAAATTAGGTTTTGGTTGTGTCCATGAAGTAGCACCATCAGCAAAGCTTGTACAGTAAGTCACATTACCCACATTCCATCCACTTAAATCTTGGTTATAGGACGTTGCATTTTGAAACATAAAACCCATATTAGGTATATTACTCACATCCCAAGAACTTATATCTTGATTAAAAGCATTTGCATCATAAAACATACTTAACGTATTAGTTGCACTAGTCACATCCCAAGAACTTATATCTTGATTAAAAGGAGTATTTCTAAACATATTATTAAAATCAGTAACACTACCAGTATCCCAACTACTTATGTCTTGGTCAAAAGAAGTATCTTTAAACATCTTATACATCCTAGTTACACTACTCACATCCCATCCACTTATGTCTCCGTTAAAAGAAGTAGCATCCTCAAACATACCATTCATATCAGTAACACTACTTGTGTCCCAAGAATTTAAGTTTTGGTTAAAAGAATCTGTGTCCCCAAACATTCTCGCCATACTTGTAACACTACTCACATCCCAATTATTTAAAGGTTGATTAAAATCACGACACTTATTAAACATATCATTCATAGCAGTAACATTACTAACATCCCAATTACCAATAGGTTGATTAAATGAATCTGCATTCTCAAACATATTGAACATAGCAGTTACACTACTCACATCCCAAGAACTAATATCTTGGTTAAAAGGAGAACCACTAAACATACTATTCATATTAGTAACACTACTAACATCCCAAGAACCTATATCTTGATTAAAAGAATTTGCAAAATTAAACATACTATCCATAGTGCCAACACTACTCACATCCCATCCACTTATATCTTGGTTAAAAGGAGAAAACTGAAACATAAATGCCATACTTGTAACACTACTTACATCCCAAGAAGTTATATCTCCATCAAAATCATTTGCTCCATTAAACATACTTTGCATAAAGTTAACACCACTTACATCCCAAGAACCTATATCTTGGTTAAAAACACGAGCATCATAAAACGTTTCATACATCCTAGTAACATTACTTGTGTCCCAACTACTTATGTCTTGGTTAAAATCAAATGCTTGACGAAACATTTTAGACATATCAGTAATATTACTCACATCCCAAGAACTAATGTTTCCGTTAAAATCCCTTGCTTTATAAAATATACTCTTCATTTGAGTAGCACTACTTGTATTCCATGAATTTAAATCTTGGTTAAAAACATTAGCATCTTGAAACATTGATTCAAAGCTAAAAACACTACTCACATCCCATGAGTCAAGAGGTTGGTTGAATAGATTTGCACCTAAAAACATATATTGCATGGTAAATACATTACTTGTATCCCAAGAGCTTATATCTTGATTAAAAGAACCTGCTCCATAAAACATACCTACCATATTAGTCACACTACTAGTATCCCAAGAACCTATATCTTGATTAAAAATAGAACTACTCCTAAACATCTGATTCATCTTAGTAACACTACTAACATCCCAAGAACCTATATCTTGATTAAAAGAATTTGCATCATAAAACATATCGCCCATACCAGTAACACTACCTGTATTCCAACTTGTAATATCGCCATTAAAAACAGAAGCATCCCTAAACATAGAAAACATATTAGTTACACTGCTGACATCCCAAGAATTTAAGTTTTGATTAAAAACAGAAGCATCCCTAAACATAGTATTCATGTTAGTCACACTACTTGTGTCCCAAGCACTAATATCGCCATTAAACGAGCTTTTGTTAAAAAAAGCATTAGACATATTTGTAACTTGGCTAACATCCCAATCTTGTATCTTTCCGTAAGGAGAAAGGTCATAGTCTCCATTAGGGTCTTGAGCTAGTATATCATTAATTGCAGTTTGAAATGTTGCATCAGTTAATTGACTAGCATTTACAAAAGGTGGTTTAGGTAGTGTCCAACTTGGTGTATTAGTATCAAAGTCAGTGTAATTACTAACATTACTCACACTCCAACCACTTAAATCTTGGTTAAAACTTGTTGCGTCTTTCCACATCTCTTTCATGTTGTTCACGTTGCTAGTGTCCCAAGAACTAATGTTTCCGTTAAATGATGTAGCATCTTCAAACATGCTAAACATATTTGTAACTTGGCTAACATCCCAACTGTTTAAAGATTTATTAAATGAAGTTGCAAAATTAAACATACTAGCCATATTAGTAACATTACTCACATCCCATCCACTTATGTCTTGATTAAAAGATGATGCTTGATAAAACATACGCTCCATAGTATTTACACTACTCACATCCCAATTAGAAATATCTTGATTGAAAGCTGAAGCAAAACCAAACATATAAAACATAGTAGTCACGTTACTCACATTCCATCCACTTATGTCTTGATTAAAAGCAGAATTAAACGAAAACATATTACTCATATCAGTCACGTTACTCACATCCCAACTACCAATGTTTTGATTAAAAGGAGTACCTGTAAACATCTCAAACATATCAGTTACACTACTTACATCCCAAGAACTTATATCTTGATTGAAAGAAGTTGCCTGCCCAAACATTCTATACATATCAGTAACACTGCTTGTATCCCATGCAGAGATATCTCCATTAAAAGTAGACTTAGATATAAAAGCATTTGCCATATCAGTAACTTGGCTAACATTCCAATTTTGAATTTTGCCATAGGGTGCTAGGTCGTAATCCCCATTGGGGTCTTGAGCTAATATATCTGTAATCGCTTGATTAAATGTAGCGTCAGTTAGAGGCAGACTTCCTCCTCCCCCTGCACCAATTGCTGAGGATGTTGAAGATCCTATACCTACTGCAATGGCTATATACATATTACCAAAGTGCTAATATGTCAGAAGCAGAAGTTCCTGTTAAATAAACTCTTACAACATTTACTGGTAAAAATCCTCCATTAGGAAATCCTGCAAAAGTTACGTCATCTCCCCCTGCAGTTAATACTCTAAGGTTTCCTCCAGTCCCTACATATAAAACACATCCATTATTTCCTCTTCCATTTTGTGAAGAAATGCTAGGTATATCATCGGTATTAGATGGAATAACTGCAACTGCCCTGCTTGTTTGTAATTTCTGGTATGACATATCTTAAATATTAAAGTTTAGTAACAACAATTCCAACTACTGCTTCAAGAGTAGTTTCTGTAATACTTCCTGCTAATTCAATTCCACCCATAGCAAACATGCTTCCTGCAGGAATTACTAAGTTTTGTGAAGTTACATCTTCCACAAATCCTGGTGCAGTATTGTTATCTGCATTAGTTAACTCAGTAACTAAAGCTCCTAATTGAGTCCATGTTCCTGGTGTGTTAGGGTCTGCTGCTAAATCTGTACTAGTGTAAAGATTAAATACATAATTAAAATCTGCACTTGCTCCAGTCATTGGTGCAGCAGCTTTAAAATATACAGACTGAATTTTTACTGCATATGGAAATATAATTGCAGAAGCTTGATTAGTTGGTGATTGGATTCCTCCCCACTCTACTGTGTCTCCATTAAATGGATTGTTATTCCCTGCTCCGAGGTTAATAATTTTTCCGTTATAAGATATTGTTACAAGTTCACTGAAATCTTCAGGAAATGTATAAGCATCTCTCATTGCGTTTGCTGAAGCTGATCCTAAATTCTCTGTTGGTACAAAGGATGCAACTCCATGAAATTTTGTTCCGTTTGGTATCATTTTTATTTTTATTTTTAAAGTTTAACTATTTACTGTAAGGAAACTTTCTGTTTAACGAATCTCTTCTTTCAGAACATCCACATGGTTTACCTGTTGCTTTAGCAACTTTGTCTACTACTTTTTTAATACCAGTAGCAGTGGTAATTTTTTCAATGGTATCTCCTAATCCTTTAGATTTTTCGTTCAACATAATTATTTTCTTATTAATTTACTTAAATGTCCTTTTACACTTTTTGGGTAATGTTTTTCATACTTCATTGAGTGATCTCCTCCGTATGCATGACCATAATCTTTTTTAGACATTGCTTTACTTTCGTCTCTACGATCCTTTAATGATTGAGACTTCTTTCCGTTTTTTGCTCCTAGAGATTCATCTAGTCTAGCGTTGTAACCTTGTTTCATGATATATTTATTTATTTAATTAATTACTTATTTCTTCTAGCTCTCTTCATACCTGCTGCTGCTTTTCTAGCCATTCCTTTTTTGCCATACTTGTTTACACCTGCAGCATAGGCTATTTTTTTCGCAGCCGTTTCAGATTCACCTTCCGACATTAGCTTATTAACTAGTTGTTTAAATTTTCCCATGATACAAATATACTAATATTTTCCTTGTCTATTTTTTGGACTAGATTTTGTGCTTCCACCTTTACCTGACCATAAGTTTTTACATGCCCAATATCTTGCAGTTAATTTACTTTTTGCCGTACCACACTTGTGTCTAGCTTTAAAACTTTTTCGAGCTGCTGCACTATAGTTATGCCCATAACCTTTAGCTCCAAAATGAATTAGTTTTTCTTTTCCCCCTGCACAGGCTTTAACCATTTTCTTTTTTCCTGCTCTATCTGAACGTCTTGGCTTGTTACAAGCCATTTTACTTTTATCTGCCATTATGTTGATTTAGCTTGAATTACTACCCAGTTAATACCATCAGACCATACTGCACATCCGTTATATGGTTTGTTTATTTCATATGTTGCACCACCATCAATAGTTTCACCAACAGGTGCAGCAATATCAACCTTATCATTTGCAGTAACAGTGGAGTTGTTTACTATTCTTAAAAACCTGTAAGGTATCTCAGTTGCTGAAGGCAACGTTAAAGTATAAGTTCCTGATCCACCAACCCAGGAAATGTCTATAATATTTTTAGATGTTGATATTACAGAACTTCCTCCAGGTGTCGCAGTGATAAACTCTGGAACTAGACGTGTAACTGAATTATCTTGAATAAAAATATTTATAGATTCACCTAACTCTTCAAGAGTATAAGCATCTCTCATTGCATTAGCCTGTGCAGAGCCTTTGTTCTGTGTATCTACAAAGGGTGATACTCCATGAAATTTTGTGCCATCTGGTATTATTGCCATTACTATGTATATCTTTTAGTTACTCTTGCTGCATTGGTGTTTGAAACAAACTGTTTCCTTCCACCTGATGCTTTCTTTTTTCTAGCCGTTTTAGCTCGTTGTCTTTTAGTTAATGATTTAGCTTTAGCCAATGGTAAGCACCTGTCTGGATTTTTTTTATTCTTGCTAGTACCACAAGCTCCTTTGATTGACCCATCCGTACCAATCCTAACCCACTTCTGATCTCTCCATTTTTTAAGCTCACCCATTAGTATCCTGTTTCAGTCATCTTAGTATTAGGATTATTCTTCATACTTCCACCCATTGTTTTTGCAAATGTATGTGCTTGAGCTTTTCCTACTGCATTGTAGGGAAAACTTTTTTTCATTGACTTTCCAGTATCTGGACAACTATATTTTACTGTTGGCATAATTATTCTTTTATGTGATTACCTCCTATTATCATTGCTACAATAGCAATTAAACTTGTTGTTATTTGTCTTATAATTTCTTTACCATCTTCATCTAATTCTCTATCTACTATTACAGATGCAACTAATGAAAATATTAATATAAAACCTATAACACTTAATATCATCAAAACAATATGGTAATGATTTTTATTCAAACTTATTTCTTTTTACCTTTAGCGTAGTTGGGGTCTTTACAATATTTACTAGCAGCCATGTTAGCATACGCAGATGGATATTTATCAAAGGTTCTCTTTGCCCAAGCAATGCCTGCAGGGCAAATCTTATTTCCTTTTGTTCTACCTTTCTTTGCCAAAATTTAAAATTGTGTTGGAGCTAATGGCTGAGAAGTTCGTACTGTATTTTTATTATTCGTAGAATATTTTTTTAAATACTTATTTTTTGTCTTCATAGCAGCTTTATTTTTATCATTAAAAATACTATCTTTTTTCTTTAATTGTTTCATAAACTTTTCTTGCTCCTTGCAAGCTTTTAAAGTAGCTCCTGTTTTTCCTTTACATTTACTCATGGCGTTTTTGTTTTTATTATTTTTTGTTTTTTGTTGTTGTTAATCCTTGAAGAACTTGAAGACCTTGAAGCCCTGCTATTTTAGTATACTTTTCTGACACTTTTTTTCTCTTAGCATCTTTTCTTTTTTTTTTAGCTGCTGCTCTTTTTTCCTTTCTGTTTGCGATTGCCTCAGAGGTAAGCTTTTTGTTTTGTGATTTCAAATCAGCAATTGCATTAGCAGTGCTTTGCCTAAAGTTAGATGTTTTTTCTTCGTCAGTCATAATTAGTATCTTTACAACAAAGTTACTAAATTAAATTTTATGCAATCAGACTACTTAAAATATTGGAGGGTAGTGCGTCAGTTTATAAAAGCAAAACATAAGCTAACACAAGCAGACCTTGACATCTTACTATTTTTAAAATCAGAACAATACTTTTCAAAAGATAAATTTAAAGAGTTCGATGAATTAATAAGTTGGAATAAAAACAGATTTGAAAATCTAAGACAGGCAGGTTGGATTGAGGTCTTTAGAAAAAGAATGGGTAAAAGAAAAGCTCTATATCAACTTTCTACAAAAGGAAAAAGGGTCACCACATCAATATACAAATACCTCAATGGGAAGGAAATTCCTACAAGTAATGATGGCAACCCTATGTTTCTTAGAAACGTATCATACACCGATAAGGTGTATCGAAATTTTATAACAGAAATGAACGCTTTTACAAGACAACAACGACATCAGATTCAGAAATAACTGTGTGCTGCGTTCCGTTGATTACCATCTTGTAGCCTGCCCTTGAGTCGTAGTATATCTCATCAGCAGTGTTTACCACACCCACATCTGTACCAGGCATGACAACCACACCCTTCTTATATCTCAAGTCCTTGGTGTCTTCGCTAGTTAAAAGTATTCCTGACTCTGTACTGATCTCTTCTTTGATTTCATCAATCACGATATATTTTCCTATTGGCTTCATTCGCTTTCGTATGTTCTAGCCATTGTAATAATGGCATTGGTTGATAAAATAGTTACTGCAACAGACACTGCATTTTGAAGAGCCGACCTAGTCACCTTGGTAGGGTCAATAACACCCATCTCTATTAGGTCACCATATTCCTTAGTCTTTAAATCATACCCATAATCAAATCCACTAAGGTAGTGGTCTTTGAGAATATCATCAGGTTCTAGACCTGCGTTTATAAGTATCTGTCTCCATGGAGCTTGCAGGGCATTGTACATAATATCTCTCGCTACCATAAGCTCCTTGGTTTCCTTTTTTTCATTTCTCTTGAAGTGAAAGGGTGCACATATTTTTGCTAGTGCCATTCCTGCTCCTGGAAGTATACCTTCCTCTAAAGCTGAACGTACTGCACACACTGCATCGTCTACCCTGTCATACAACTCCTTCTGCTCAAGGTCTGTGTTACCTCCTACATGGATAACCCCTATCCCTCCTGTTAAGGAGGCGATTCGCTGAAGAATAAAATCCTTGTCATGCTTTGCCTTAGTTACCTTGTGTGCATCCCACAACTCAGCTACCCTTTGGTCCACATCCTTGTTTTCCTCAGCCTCACTTAAAATTACAGAAGAGTCTCTCCCAACTATCACCCTGGAAGCAAACCCTAAGTCTGTAAATTCAATGAGGCTTAAATCGTCACCTGTCTTCTCCGAAAAATATGTAGCTCCTACCGACAACGCAATGTCCTGCATCAGCTCATGCTGACGATATCCAAAGTTTGGTGGTGGAACTGTACATAGGTGTAACCCCCTCTTCTGAACATTGGCAGCCAAAGTGGCTATCACATTCGTAGTACATGGCGATATAATTAATAATTTTTTCTTATCTTGTATGATTGGTTTCAACACATTCTCTATCTGAAGTATGTTACTGATCTCTGCATCACATACTAGTATATGCACATCATCCAATATACACTCGTCTTTCTTTTGGTGGTTGATAAACATCGGTGACGAATATCCCTTATCTATCTTAATACCTTTAGTGGTTTCATAAAAAGTCTCTGGTGTCGGTGAGTTCTCAACAGTGACTATGCCGTTCTTGCCAACATCGTTGTAACAGTCAGAGATTATCTTCCCTATAACCTTGTCGTTATTGGCTGATATAGTTGCTACATCAACTAACCTCTTCTTTGTTACCTTCTTACTTTCTTTCTTTAAAGACTTAACCAACCCTTCGGTCTCACTTGCTAGATGTCTTAGAACTTCTGTCTTGTTTACATCACCAGTAATCTTTTGCAATCCCTGTTTAACTAACGCCTCTGTCAACACTATAGCAGTAGTAGTCCCATCACCTGCTGAGGTAGCAGTTCTAGCTGATGCTTCTTTCATCATCTTTACGGCAAGATTACCCACAGGGTCTGCCATGTCATAACTCTTAGCAACAGTTACACCATCCTTGGTGACTGTCATTCCATGAGTGTGATGAGGTGATTCAATTATTACTGTTTGACCCATAGGTCCTAGTGTGCTCTTAACTGCACTTGATATCATAGAGATACCTTGAAGAAGTTTCTTTTGTGAGTCTACACCTATCGTAAGTTCTTTAGGTGAATACCCTCCCATTGGATTATTCATTTGATTTGATTTAAATGTTATACATACAAAGATACAATAATTATTCCATATCCAAACCTGTGACAAGGTGACAAACTTTTTTCCCTATATATATATATATTTTTTCCTCCTTTTATAAATACTACTCCCTATACGACCCTTTTAAATTGTCACAAACTGTCACCATCCTAATTATCAAATAGTTAAGTATTTAAATTCGTCACAAAACTGTCATTTATTTGTCACAATATTATAATAAACTATACTAGTCTGTCACAATAAAACAAAAAAAGAGGCAACTATAAAGTCACCCCTCAAAATCAAACAGTAAATTTTACTTTAAAAATTTTGTAATTGCTTGTTTCATTTCTTTTCTGTCATCAGCAAGTTCAATACCCAATGCAATATCTTGAGTTATGCTTCTTTGCTTGTTAGCCTTTCTTAACATAGCAGCTTGTGATATACCAGAAATACCTACAGGGCGATCATTAATTAATCTCCCATCTTTCATTGTTAATCCATCCATGGTTCTTAATTTTAAATTATACGTATATCCCAAAGGTACAAAATTTTATTAGATAGGTGTAGTGTTTGGGTTATATGATATGATGAAGACGCACCCCCCCAGAGAAAACCGATTTTTTTTGCTCGCCATTTCACGTTTTTATTTCGTTGTTTCTGATTTTTTTAGCTTTTTGTTTAGGTGGATCAATCCCTTGCCACCACTACGATTGTCGTAGGTTTTGCCCTTGCACCAATCTACGTGGAACTCCCAATGTAATGAAGGGGAACTACCTTCACATCCATAGGAACAGATACAAAAGAGAACTAAAGAACTTTAAACTCTTAAAGTATTAAGATGCTTAGAGGCATCTCATAACCTCTCCCCTATCTAAATTTTGCGTAAACATTTCGATGTAGGTAGCATCTCGCAATCCCTTTGTTAGTCTATGTTCAGACAAGTCAAAAACAAAAGACAATCACTCGTATGAAAATAACACAGATATTAGACGGATATTAGACGAAAATTCACTATATTGTCGTGGGAATAGTCCCATAACACAAGTAAAAACATAAATACTTGAAAATCACAGAATTATGAAGAAAACCAAGATTAAAAACCTAGAGCAGATGATATCATATTGCCAAAAGCATATGCGATTTGTATCTACAACAGAAGATTTCAACGGAAACGAAGGAGGCATATGGTTATGTGCTGATGACAATGATGCCTATGGTGGAAAAGAAATTTACAACTACTATGCAGAGAGCCAATCCTATGAACTAGGAATACTAAAGAAGTGGGAAGAACGCATCAATTCTTACGGATGGTTTAGTGAGTGGTACGATTGTGGAACAATGATGCTTTATAAAATTTAAGAACTATGAACAGAATACTCAAACACATTGTATTGCCGAGTGGATTACACGCATTACAGACAAGGCAAGATGGTAGTGATATCATCAGAACAGAAATCTTCACCGAAGAAGAATACCAACACTTTACGTGGTGGAACAGAACTAAATTTAAACTTAACCTTTTAACCTTAAACAATTAGAATTATGAAGACAATTAAACAATCAGTATTTAGAGAATTATCGAACAGATTTGGTGACAATGAGTTCACTAGAAAAGACATCCAAAAAGCCGTATGGAATGCTCAAGGATTTAAGGCAGATGAGTTCACCTACAGACAAGGTTATTACGGCATCAACATCAAGAATTGGAATGACTATGAACGTCTAATCGAGAGGCAGTCAAGAGGTCACTACAAGCTAACTGAAGTCGGCAATGAGTTCGCTACTTGCAGTTACGAAGAAGGAGTTGCTTTGATACGTGAGAACAACAAGAACGTTCTTGACAGACGCAAGGCTAAAAGAGAGGCTAATAGAAAGGCTCTACCACCTCATATCCTTCACGCAGACAAGTTCCAACACTTGAGTGGACTGACCATCACTAGAGTCCGTTATATGACTCCAAAAGAGGTGGAGCATTTAGGATGGTACAAGAGTTCCATAGTCCTTGAGATGAGTGATGGAAGTTTATTGTTTCCACAGATGGATGACGAAGGAAATGATGGTGGAGCAATGGCACATATTTCTGAACTAGGGATGGCTACAATCTACACGATTTAGTCCTCCAAAACACCAATTTCCAGTATTCGCCTCACTATGAAAATAGTGGGGTTTTGGTGGTGAAAGCAATGAAGTTTTCACTTTAAAACAATTAGAAAAATGAGTAAAAATTTAAACAACGACCAAAGGATCAAACGAGGTCACAAAGACGTAAAAGGACTTGGAACATTAGCATCAACTATCCTAGTAATTGAGTTGCAACAACTCATCGAGCAGAGGGTAAAGGAGGTGCAAAAAATCAAGAGTGGAACACGAGTAAATCCATTCGTATCAAACCAAGCCGTAGTGCAAGTATTAGAAACATTTATTAACCCAATTAACTATTAGAAATTATGACTACAGAACAAATTTTAGAACAACTACACGACAACACGATTTACGCAATCCAAGTCGAACTGCTTGAGATTCTTCAAGCCAATGACCTTGCAAATAATTTCAAGGACGAAACCGACTACGAGTTCATGAATATGCTACTAAAAAAGTTCCTCAACAAGACTTACTATCAGAAGGCTTACTATCTCTTTGGAGATGGTGCAGTTCGGATATTTGAAGATGAAGGATTAGATGCCTTAATTGAGGAATACGAGAACAACGAAGTCGGATACCTTACTTACTGCTATGACCAAAGCAAAGACACTCCCACAGACCTCTTATATGAGGCTCAAGGGATGAACGACTTTGCCGTAATAACTGAAGAAGAATATAATAAATTAAACCAATAGAAATTATGACTACAAAAATCAAATTAAGAAGTGGATTTCCAAAGGGATATCTACCACAAGGAATCACCTACAAGAACTACACAATGCTTGTAGCAATCGCTAACTATTCTGACAACGGCTCTTGTTGTGGAACGGCTCACACTCTCATCGAGGAGATTGCATCCATAGAACGCAAGAATCAACTTGTAGATGGATTAGGAGGCTTTATGACTGCAATTTGCAGAGGCACGTTTACAGAGGCTTGGAAAAGAGCAGACCACTCTAATCGCAAAGCACTAATCGAGGGACTAACCAATAACGAGATAGAACTATGATACAGACATATAGAGATTTTGTAGAGGCTGACACACGAGCAGAGGGTCTTACGATACCATTTCGTGATGTTTATGCGATACTTGAAACCAAGTGGAGTGACGTAGAAGAACATTGCTTTAGACTACGAAGTAATCCACACAAAAGGAGGAGTTACAACGATAGACTCAGCTACACCCTTAACTTACTATCAAAACATAAGTGGCTCTTGTACCTAGATAAGTATGGTAACATTTATAGTGGAGTAGTAATGTAGAGGAACAACCTCAACCTCATCAAATGCCTTGCACAGAAATGTGCGAGGTTTTGGTGGTACAAGGCGATATTGCCTTGCATTTAAAACAATTAGAACGATGGCAAAAGCAATCACAGATTACACCTTAGATGGTGATGGAACACTGACAACATTTGTCGGTAAAGAAGTACACAATGTTATGTATAATGTAGACAATTTGATGGAAGTACAGATGCATATCAGCGAACAGAACAATGAACTATTTAATAAACATTTATTAACCTTAAACAATTAGAATTATGAAAAATTATTATCGAGAATTAAGACACAATCCACCAACACTAGAGGTGGTAAAAAATCCAAAGAGAGTTACCTTAAAAATGGTATCGTGTATGTGCGACAATCGTTCAGAAATCAAGTTTATAAAGACAGAAGATTTTTGGAGAGTATGGTCAGTAATGCCTAGTGGAATGGGTTACGCAATGAGCAACTATCAGTTCGGTTGTGGTGCAACTGGAGGAGGCTTCAAGGCTACTGCTGAAGACCTTTGTTGGATGGCTCTAGAAGGCGATTGGGATGGCATCCTAAAGACCATTAATAGTGGAACAGCCGTAATAGAAAAAGCAAGAAGTTTATAACCATTAAAACAATTAGAAATTATGACAGAACTAGAAAAAGCAATTCGTGAAAGTCTCAATAGAGAGAGAGTTATGAATAAAGAGAAAGTAGTTACTTACGATGATACAAGAGATGTAGCCATCACAATAGTAGAGTACCTAATCGACAATGAATTTATAAAGTATGAAGAAGGAGATTATCCCTTTGAAATTCAAGACGAAATACACGATGAGGTAAATTCCTTGCTAGGTCTCAAGCAAGATGAAGTTGAACAAATTAAAATAACCAATAAAAACAATTAGAATTATGAAAACACAAAATTTAACATATGTCAATGAAGAAAATGAACAAGTAGGTTTGTTTCTTCTCAATACTCTAAAAGGCAAAAAAATATGGAGTATGAGCCGAACAAGTGATGAATTAGAATCTCTAGTTAGGAAATACCACACAAAAAATGGTATTCCTAATTGGATATTTGCAGACAACTATGACGAGGGTATAGATTGGGTTTGCTTTGGAGATTTATTTAACAATTTAAAAAACAATTAGAAAGATGAAACAGATTATTAGAAAAAGTAACCTCCAACCAACGTTGGAATCAAGAGAATG